ATCAAGTATTTAAAATAAAACAAACTGATCAAGGGTTAATGAAGGCTATCGAGAAGCCAGATACATTTAATCCACCAGAAAATGATAACTTTGAAAGAGTATCAAGAACTATAGAAGTTCTTTACAATGGCGCTGTAGTTTTGGGAACAGATACAATGCTTAAGTGGGAGTTAGCTGAAAATATGTCAAGACCATACGCTGACACAACTAAAGTTGCTATGAATTATGCCATATGTGCGCCTAGAATGTACAAAGGTAGAATAGAGTCTATTGTTAGTAAGTGTATTGGGTTTGCTGATATGATTCAAATAACTCATTTAAAACTACAACAAGTGTTGTCAAGAATGGTACCAGATGGTGTCTATCTTGATATGGACGGTTTAGCAGAAGTTGATTTAGGCAATGGAACAAACTACAACCCGGCTGAAGCATTAAATATGTATTTTCAAACCGGTAGTATCGTTGGTAGATCTTTAACGCAAGATGGCGAATTAAACCACGGTAAAGTGCCTATTCAAGAACTTAGCAGCTCAAGTGGTGGTGCTAAAATACAAAGTCTTATCCAGACGTATCAATACTATTTACAGATGATACGTGATGTGACAGGGCTAAACGAAGCTAGAGACGGTAGTGTTCCTGATAAATCTACGCTTGTAGGCTTACAGAAACTAGCTGCTAATGCGTCAAACGTAGCGACTAGACATATTGTTCAGTCTAGTCTGTATTTAACTCTTAAACTAGCAGAAAACGTATCGCTTAAAATAGCTGATGCATTGCGCTTTCCGCTCACAAGAGCATCGTTACAAAACTCTATATCTACTTATAACATAAAATCACTAGACGAAGTTATAAACTTAAACCTACATGATTTTGGTATATTCTTAGAATTAGAGCCGGATGAAGAAGAGAGAGCTCAGTTAGAGCAAAACATACAGGTTGCATTACAGTCAGGTGGTATTGACTTAGAAGATGCTATTGATATACGCCAAATTAAAAACCTTAAGTTAGCTAATCAAATGCTAAAAATTAAGCGTAAAGTTAAAATGGAACGTGATCAAGCTGCACAGCAAGCTAATATAGCTGCTCAAGCAGATGCTCAAGCTCAAACAGCTGAAAGAACAGCTATGGCGGAAGTTCAAAAACAAGAGGCCGTAGCGTCAACTAAGGTTGACATTGAAAAGGCTAAGCAAGAAATGGAGCTACAGAAAATGCAGGTTGCAGCTCAAATAAAGCAAGCTGAAATGGAAAGACAATTCCAATACGATATGCAGCTTAAGCAAATGGACGTTCAAGTAGATAAAGGTAAAGAGCAATTTATAGAAGATCGCAAAGACAAAAGAACAAAAATACAAGCAACCCAACAAAGTGAAATGATAAGCCAAAGAAAAAACGACGGCTTACCTATAGACTTTGAAAATCAACCAGACCAAGGTCTTGGTGCCTTTATGTAGGCAAAACAATTTTTTAAATTATATTATATTATGTCAGAAGTAAAAAAAGAAGGTGAATTTACTTTAAAAGGTAAAAAGAAAACTACACCTAAAAAACTAGTTAAAAAAGACGAAGTAACAAAAGTAGACTTAGCAAAGCCAGAGGCTCAAGGAAAGGTTGTACCTGATGTTATTAAAGTTGAAATACCAAAAGAAGATGCCGTTCAAACACAAGAGACAGATGATAGCAATGCTGTTATCGAAGAGCCCAAAGACAGTGGCGACAGCAAAGAAGTGGTTGAAGAAGTACGGACCGCCGAAGAAACAGTAGAATCTCCAATAGAAATTATTGAAGAAGTTGGTGAAGTAGAAAAGGAATTAAAAGAAGCTATAAGAGATGAAAAGGTTTTAGGTAAGCAATTACCTGAAAATATAGAAAAGCTAGTTTCTTTTATGGAAGAAACCGGAGGTAACGTAGAAGACTACGTTAGGTTAAACGCTGATTACTCTAGCGTAGACGATACCACATTGTTAAAAGAGTATTACAAAAAAGAAAAACCATATCTTGATAATTCAGATATTAATTTGTTATTAGAAGATTTTCAATATGACGAAGATTTAGACGAAGATAGAGATATACGCAAGAAAAAACTTGCATTTAAAGAAGAAGTTGCAAAAGCCAAAAACTTTTTGGAAAGTACTAAGGAAAAATACTACGCTGATATCAAGTTGAGATCAAATGTAAATCCTGATACGCAAAAAGCTATGGACTTTTTCAATCGATATAACAAGCAGCAAGAACAGGCTGAAGAAAACCGTAAAGTGTTTCAAGAAAATACTAAAAAGCTTTTTACTGAAGATTTCGAAGGTTTCGATATTAGTGTAGGTGAAAAGAAATATAGGTATAAATTACAAAACACTGACGGAATTGCTGATAAACAATCAGACATTAACAATTTAATCGGGAAGTTCCTTGATAAAAACGGATCTGTTAGTGACTACAAGGGTTATCATAAAGCAATGTATGCTGCTGAAAATGTAGATAAAATAGCATCACATTTCTACGAGCAAGGTAAAGCCGATGCGGTCAAACAGGTTGTAGATACTTCTAAAAACCTAAGTGACACAAAAGCTAGACCTTCTGGTGGTGATGTATTTATTAATGGCTTAAAAGTTAAAGCTATTAGCGGTGCTGATTCTACAAAACTTAGAATTAAAAAATTTAAAAATTAAAAACTAAAAAATTATGGCTAATGTAAGTCCTGTGTTTGGAAGTATTATTCCATCACAAAAACAACAAGCGCTAGAAACAAACTACCTTAACTTTACAGATGGTACTAGTGACTTCGCTCAGCAATATTTACCAGAAATCTACGAAGCTGAAGTAGAGCGTTATGGAAACAGAACGTTATCTGGATTTTTACGAATGGTAGGCGCTGAAATGCCTATGACATCTGATCAAGTAATTTGGTCTGAGCAAAACCGTTTACACATTTCTTATAACGGAGTAACAGCTGCTATCTCTGGAACAACACCTAACATCGTGTCAACATTGACTATCCCTGTTGGTGGATCTGGCGCTACTTTAGTAGAAAACGTAGTATCTCCTGGTTCAACTATCGTTGTAACTAATGGAGCTAACGGAAATGAGCTAAAGTGTTACGTTGTTGCTTCTGGCGCAACTCCAGGATCTGGACTAGCTGCTGGTGAGTTAACTGTAAAACCTTACACTCAAGAAGCTCTTGATGGAGCTGGTGCAGGTGAAGTTGATTTAGTAACTGGTTCTCCAGCTTTAAAAATCTTTGTATACGGTTCTGAATATGGAAAAGGAACAACAGATTCTAACAGAATTTCTGTAGACCCTTCTTTTACTCAATATTCTAATTCACCTATCATCATCAAAGATAAATTTGCTATCAATGGTTCTGACACTGCTCAGATCGGTTGGGTAGAAGTTGCTACTGAAGACGGAACTGGAGGATTCTTGTGGTACTTAAAAGCTGAGTCTGAAACTAGACTACGTTTTGAGGATTACTTAGAAATGTCTGTAGTTGAAGGAGAATTAAAATCTGGAACATCTACTGCTTCTGTTAAAGGTACTGAAGGTCTTTTTGCTGCTATCAAAGATAGAGGTAATGTATTGGCTGGATTCTCTGCAACACCCGCAAACGCTTTAAGTGAATTTGATTCAATTCTTAAAAACTTAGACACTCAAGGTGCTATTGAAGAAAACATGTTATTCTTAAACAGAAACACTGCTTTAGAATTTGACGATATGCTAGCTGGTATTTCTGCTGGAAACAACGGTGGTACTGCTTACGGTTTATTTGAAAACTCTGAAGAAATGGCTTTAAATCTTGGATTTAGCGGTTTCCGTAGAGGATCTTACGATTTCTACAAAACTGATTGGAAATATTTGAACGATGCTTCTACTCGTGGTGGTTTAGCAACATCTAGTATTGATGGTGTTTTAGTACCAGCTGGAACTTCAACTGTTTACGATCAAATCCTAGGAACTAACATCCGTCGTCCTTTCTTACACGTTCGTTACAGAGCTTCACAAGCTGACGATCGTAGAATGAAAAACTGGATTACTGGTTCTGTAGGAGGAGCTTTCACTTCAGATCTTGATGCAATGGAAGTACACTTCCTTTCTGAAAGATGTCTAGTGGTTCAAGGAGCAAACAACTTTGTATTGTTTACTGCCTAATAACACAGGTAATGTTTACCCCTGATGTAATTTCAGGGGTAACTATTACCCTTATTAACTATTTAATTTTATTATATTATGGCTAAAAAAGCTAAAGCAGAAGAAACTGTTGAGGTTGCACCTCAAGAAACTGTTGTCAAGGCAACTAAAAAAGAAAATACAACACCGCAAAAACCTCAATGGGAAATAAAAGATAGAACTTATATACTAAAAGGCAAGTCACCGTTAACTTACACAATACCTTGCAGACATAGTTCTAAATACCCGCTATTATGGTTTGATAAAGAAACAGGTGTTCAAAAAGAATTAAGATACGCTACTAATCAAAACTCTGTTTTTGTAAGTGATCAAAAAGGTGAATCAACACTTGGGCATATAATGTTTAAAGACGGCGCGCTTTTTGTTCCAAAAGAAAAACAGAATCTTCAAAAATTATTATCTTTGTATCACCCTTATAAAAATCAAAGATACTATGAATATAGCTCTGTTGCTATAGCTGAAGATGAATTAGACGTATTAGAAATACAAATTGATGCTATGAACTTAGCTAGAGAAATTGACATCGATCAAGCAGAAGCTATACTAAGAGTCGAGCTAGGATCTAAAGTTTCTAACATGAGTTCAAAAGAATTAAAAAGAGATTTATTGTTGTTTGCTAAAAACAACCCGCAAACATTTGTTGCATTGGCTAATGATGATAATGTGCAACTTAGAAACATAGCTATTAGAGCTACAGAGGCTAAGATAATAAATCTTTCAGGTGATCAAAGAACTTTTACGTGGGCTTCAAATGGTAGAAAATTAATGAATGTACCTTTTGATGAAAATCCATACTCAGCATTTGCTGCCTTCTTAAAAACAGACGAGGGGGTTGAAATTTTTAGATCAATAGAGAAAAAACTATAAAAACAAGTGATACTAATATGATGGGGACCGCAAGAGCGGTCTTCCATTGTATTATAATAAAAATATAAAAATGGCAATAAACGTAGATACGGTATATAAAACAGTATTGCTTATAATAAATAAAGAACAAAGAGGCTATTTAACTCCAAATGAGTTTAATAAAATAGCCACAAAAGTTCAGTTAGATATTATAAATGAATATTTTGAAACTATAAATCAACAAAGTAGAGTTTTCCAGAATGAAACAGAGTATGGTAACAGATACAAAACTGTTCAAGAAAATTTAGACGCTTTTAAAACTATAGGAGACTGTACGTATAATGCTGGCGCTACGCCTCCGTCGTTTGCGTTGCCAACTTCACCAACTTTCTACAAGCTTGGAACTGTTATTTATGATAATAACATAGAAGCAGAAGCTGTTCAAAGACATGAACTAGCTAAATTAAATTTATCTACACTAACAAAACCTTCTAAAAGATTTCCTGTTTATATTAACGAAAACAATACATTAATATTGTACCCTCAGACTATAACTTCAGACGTGCAAGTTACTTATGTTAAAAAACCTGCTGATGTTGTATGGAACTTTGATTCTTCGGCCGGTTATTATGTTTATGACCCAACAGGTTCTGTAGATTTTGAATTAGATATCATAGAGCAAAACAATGTTATTGTTAAAATACTACTTCACGCGGGTATAGTTATAAAAGATCCTACAATAATAGAAATGGCTTCAAGAGAAGTTGCTCAAGAAAGTCAAAACCAAAAAGTATAATAAATTATGTCTATAAAGGATAACTCATTAATAACAGAAACAAATCAACAGTATTACCAAGGTGCTCAAGGATTTAGAGGTGCTTCGCAAGCGCCTTTTAATGGTCAAACTTTTACTACTACATTTAACACTGATTTAGTTTTTGGAAGTTACGATCCTAATAACGTAAACTATGCTTTAAATAATTTTAAAATATATACTAGCACAACTGGTTTACCAAGCAGTTGGAGTGAATACACATCTGATTATTCTGTTACAAAAAACACAATAACTATAACAAATGCTTTACCAGCAGATGTTTATTTAGTTGTTCAATTAAAAAGATTAGATGGAGGTAATTATGCTAATACACCTTCAGAAGAAGCTATAGGTCAAACGGTTGAAGATAACTATGGAGGTTATCAATACATAAAACTTGATGATTTAATAGAAAACTTTATGATAGCTTATGTTGGTAGAGAAAAACTAATAAGTGACATAAAAAGAACTGATGTTATATTCCACGCTAAAAGAGGTCTTCAAGAATTTAGTTATGATACTTTAAAAAGTATAAGATCACAAGAATTAACAATACCAACTAATCTCAGCGTTCCCATACCTCAAGATTATGTTAACTACGTTAGGCTTTCTTGGATAGACAAATACGGAGTTGAAAGACCTTTGTTTCCAACAAATAATTTAACAACTATACCGTATTATACGCCTGTTCAAGACAATAAAGGCATACCAACACAAGACAACTTTGGTGAAAATATAGAAGGAACGTCTATAACTAGAGAGCGTTGGGAAGATACTAACATAGATATATTAAATAACGATTTTGATTTAGATGACTGGGCTTATTTTAGTAATGCATATGGTTATAATGGTAATTGGAATGTAGGTCAATTTTACGGAACAGATCCTCAGTACGCTAATGTAAATGGTTATTTTACAATAAATGAAAGAGAAGGTAAAATAGCTTTTTCTAGTGATTTAGTAGATAGAATTATAGTTCTAGAATATATATCAGATGGTTTAGGTTATACAGAAGATACAAAAGTACCTAAACTTGCTGAAGAAGCTATGTATGCATATATTTTGCATGCTATAATGTCAACTAGAATAAATCAACCAGAATATATTATACAAAGACTTAAAAAAGAAAAAAGAGCTAAACTTAGAAATGCTAAAATTAGATTATCTAATATAAAACTACCAGAGTTTGTTCAAGTGATGAGAGGTAAGTCTAAATGGTTAAAACACTAAAATTAAATGGCAGAAGCTAAAAATAGTTTCATAAGGTCTAAAATGAACAAAGACCTTGATGAGAGATTAATACCAAGTAACGAATACAGAGACGCTTTGAATATAGCAGTTTCTAGATCTGAAGCAAGTGACGTTGGGGCTTTAGAGTCTGTTCCTGGTAATATATTAGTTGCTAACGCTAACTCAGGTGAAGAAATAATAGGTTACTATGTTAATGAAACAAACGACGTTGCTTATGTTTTTAAAACAGATTGGACTGAATCAGGTAAAGCTCCATCTACTGCTAATTGCTCTATAGAGGTTTTTAATTCTGCTGGAAACACAATTCAAGTTTTAGTTTCTGGAAGCTGGTTAAACTTTTCTACAGCTAATAGAGTAAACGGTGTTAGTCTTATAGAAAACTTATTGTATTTTAGCGACAATAGAAATCAGCCTAGAAAAATAAATGTTGATATAGCTTTTAATGATTCTAGTTATTATTTTAATGAAGATCAAATATCAGTTGCTAAATATGCTCCAAATACACCTCCAAGTTTTATAAATCTTAGGTCTAATGTTTTAAATCCTTTTCTACCTAATTCAACAAATAGACCTTCAACAATGTCTGATGCAGCTGATCCAGACACTATACAAATAGGTATATACAATATATCTAACTCTAATTTAGCTGTTAAAAAATATAGAAACGGAGATTCCATAATAGATGGTAACGACCCAACAGACTGGAATAACGCAGACACAAATCAAGAAGGTGCTTGGTGTTATTACGAAGAAGATCCTGGCAATGGCGTAACTTATGGCTTACTTTATAACAAATGGGCTGTTGTAGATCCTAGAGGTTTAGCTCCAACTGGTTTTACAATACCAACAAACTCTGAATGGGCCTCTATAGTTGGAGCGGCTGAAGGCTCACCTTTAACTGAAGGTAAAAACATGAAGTCTATAGATTTTTGGGCTACACCTGGCGGCTTAAACTCTCAAGGATTTAACGGTAGACCAGCTGGTTTTAGAAACCCTGGTGGTAGCGCTCCTTTTTCAGGCTTATCAACAACAACAACGTATTGGGATAGTGAACCTGAATCAACAGGTGCTAACTCTGGTGTAGCTTTAACTAACGGCAGCGATACAGTAGTATCGCAAACAGCTTTGAGCTCAGGTCAAGGATACTCAGTTAGAGTTATAAAACAAGCTGGCTATAATGGTTGGAACGGTGATCCTGATTTTCTTACTGATAAATTTGCTAGGTTTAGCTATAGATTTAAATTTGATGATAATGAATACTCTGTGGTTGCTCCTTGGAGTCAAGATGTATTTATACCAAAACAAGATGGTTATTTTTTAAATAATGATGAAAACGAGGCTTTTGTTTCTACTGTCGTTCAATTTATGGAAAACAGTATTAATAACGCAGTATTAAATATAGAACTACCTTGTATTGATATTATAAACAATTATAAAATAAAAGCTATAGATATATTGTTTAAAGAATCTGATGATATAGCTTATAAAGTTTTAGAAACTGTTAAAGTAGATAACAGTTTTATACAAGGTTTAAATTATACTAATATATTTCAATACTCGTATCAATCTAAACAACCTATAAAAACATTGCCAGAGTTTGAGACAACTAGAGTTTTTGATAAAGTTCCTGTAAAAGCTCTTGCTCAAGAAACAGCTGGTAACAGAATACTATATGCTAACATGCAAGAAGGACACAGCGCTCCTGATGGTTTAAATTATTTTGTAGACGTACAACAGAAATTACCTCAGTCTTACACAGAATATCCACAGCACAGTCTAAAGCAAAATAGAAACTATCAAATAGGTTTTGTTTTAGCTGATAAGTACGGAAGACAAACTGATATAATATTATCAACTAGAGATGGTTTATTAGATTCAAGCGGTAATCCACAACCGGGATCTAATGTTTTTAACGACTATAAACCTACTAGTTTTGCGCCATCTGTTAATGATTGGTTTGGAGATAATGCTGTTATAAACATAGAATCTCAAATACCGGAAGAAGAAAATGCTAACGGAGTATCTGGTTATCCTGGCGCATATGCTATAGGTAGTTATTTTCAAGTAGATCCAGCTGGAAATCCTGGACCTTATTTTTTAAGTGACAGTTGTAATTATTTTGCTGTAGCTAATGGAACAGGAACTGGTTGGCCTATAAATCAAGGCGATACTGTTTTTGGAACTTATTTGCAATATTCTGACGCAACAGATTCTAATAATGCTCTTAATGTTTATGTCAACGAAACAGATAGTGGTTGGATATTGAAAGAATTAACAACTGATTACACTATAGCTGCTAATGGCGCTTTTTTAAGAGTTACATTTAATAATGCTTTAGACCCAGGTGTAAATGTTAAAATTGAAATACTTTTTGGTTCAGATAGACTTTATAAGTATAAAACTGGTGGTTCTGTTGCTGGTGCGCCGGCGGGAGATCCTTTATTTGATGATTTCGCTAATACTTACATGAGTTATTTTGCGATTGGTAAATATTGGAAGGGACAATATATAGATTATACTGAAACAGTATCTGTAACTCCAGTAGATGTACAATCACCAGGTGTTCCATATGCTGTTATATTTGAGACAAAAGAAGAAATAAATGTAGATTACTTATTTAACTCTACTCCAGTTAGTCAAAACCCCGGTGGTTTATTAGTTGCAACTACTTTTGCTTCATATGATATAAATCCTCTAGGTTTTTATACATATAGATTAGGTATAAAGCAACAACAGCAAGACTACTATAATGTTTATTTACCTGGAATATTAAACGGTTATCCATTAGGTCAAACACCTACAGAATTAAATGAAGTAGCATTTACTACTTTAGTTTCTGACAATATTAATAAAGTGCCTAGAAACTTACAAGATGTAGGTCCTTTAGAGAATCAATTTACAAGTGATGTAACTTGGTTTCCTAGAGTAGAAAATATAGCACCGTTTATTACAGCACCAACAACAAATGAATTAATATTTAACAAGCAGGTTGATCCATTATCTTCTGCTGACAAAGTTGAATTAATAGGTACTATAGATGATGCTTTTCCTGATGTTACTGAATGGAACAACACTACTGTACCTATACCTTTAGGAGAATTAAATACCAATGCAATATATAACTACGATCAAAGACCTTATATTGCTAAAATATCAACTAGAAAGGGTGTTGGAATAGATGTAGATGATTATGATCCGCCTTCTTCTGGATCAGGTAATTATCCTTATCCTGCTAATATGGGATTAGCTGTGTACGAAACGTCACCAACTATATCTCAGCTAGAGTTGTTTTATGAAACATCTACATCAGGACTTATATCTACTATAAACAGTGATATTATAAACGATAGTCAAGAGATTACAGGTTTAACTAGCTTTAATGTTAGTTTTCCCGAGTCATCTCCATCGGGTACACAAATAACTAACGCGTTTTTCCCTGTATCTAATGGTAGCATATTAACAAACACATCAGCACAGTTTGCTAATATATATAGATATGACAACCAAGGAAACTTAGATACTAGTATAGATTTTTCAGCAGGAACATCTCCATCTTTTGTTTTAAATAACGCTGGAGTTGCTGGATATAGTATAGATACAGCAACCACTTTTTACGCTGGTCAGTTTGGCTCTCAAAGTGTAGAACCAGATTATAGATTAGATACAAAAGGTAGATATGTGGCTACAATAGCTTTTACTCAGTCTAATGGTGTAATAAGCAATCAAACTATAGAACTTCCTCTAGCAAATACTAATCCCCAAGTTGTTGGATTTCCAACAGCACCTATAAACCTGACAACAACAGGTAGCAATACAGTGGTTCAATTAAACTCTGGTTCTTCTATTGTTCAATCTCCAGGTGGTAGAAATGGATCTGCTAGAGCATATAATCCTCCTAGTGTAACAAATGGACATTATTTAAGCTTCTACAACACTATATCAGGTTTTACAGGTCCTTACGGTTGGATTATAGATGAAATTAACAAAATTGCAGCAGATGGATCAATAAGTACTTTTGGTCCTCAAGGAAACTCTAATTACGATTATGAAATTAGAGACTTAGTTCAAATACCTTTTCAAGGTATAAACACAACTGGAACTCAAGGTGATCAATGGAGATTTGCACTAAACATGGAAAACTACCAAGGGCAACCAACTAATACTAGCGGTGGTGTTGGAGGACCAGGCGCGTATGAAGCTTTTATGAGACTGACTGATACTAATTTTTCTAGCACGCCAACAGGTACATCACCAGGCAGCGTTAGATTAACTTGGAATGTTGGTGCTTATACCGATAATAGATTAATATATAACACTTATTCTGACGACGGAACTGGTACGCAGCCAGTTGACTGGATAGTTCAAGCACCTCCTTTTGAAAATCCTCAAAACGCTGTTGGAGGTTTTTCAAAATGGCACGCTCAATTCTTAAATTATAGTTCTAGCAACATGTGGGTTTACGCAAGAATAGTATCTTTTAATGGAGCTCCTTCTGGAGACATGGTTAGAGCTGATGTTTTTACTTCTTTTTATTCAGATGGAGTTAATACAAATCCTGTTTCTGCTCAGCAAATGCAAGTTAGTATACCTGTAAGTCAAGCTCCTCAATATAGTATATGGGCTTTAGTTGCTTATGTAGATGGCGTTACATTTTCTCAAAATGAAAAAGCAGCAGAGGTAGGACCTGGTCAACAAAATCAAACAGCTGGAACTCAAACTTACGATTATGTCACGTCTGCAGCTTTTAATTCTAAAATACAATTTATTCAACAAACGTTAGGTAATACTCATTTTCAAGTAGAGTTGTGGCAGTCTGATCAACAATTACCTGCTAACACGCCTGGAAGCGTAGTGCCTTCAAGCTTTACACAAATAGATAGTGGAACTAAAATTAATCAATCACCTCCAATGTATGGTAATACGCCTACGGCTGGAAGTAGAGGCGTGTCTTCAGATTTTGATGTATATCCTACTACTTTAGTTTCACCTGATGGTTTTGTAGGTCCTGTAGTTAATTAAAAATATAAAAAAATAAGTGATAATATAAAAATGGCTGGATTTATACCTGTAAAATATTATAACTCTTATGTACTTAAGAAGACATCGTTGAAAAACGCTGCGCCACTCAATGATTGGTATGTTGAAGAATCTAGAATAAGAGGTGGATATAACAACGTTCAAACAGGTCTAGCACCTAGAGCTTTTATATATTCAGAAGATAACAAAAGAGAATACTTGCCTAATACTATAATATATTCAGGTATTTTCAACTCTAGAACTGGAATAAATCAATCTAACGTTTTTACTTCTGGTTCTGAAATAACTAGAAAAGTAGATCCTTCAAGAGGCAGTATACAAAGATTGTACGCTGAAGATACTAATCTAGTTATATTCCAAGAAAGAAAAGTAAATAGAGCTCTTATAGATAAAGATGCGATATACACTCAAGAAGGTCAACCAGTTCAAACAGCGTCTAATGTTGTTATTGGTGCTATAACACCTTATTTAGGCGAGTATGGTATCAGTAGAAATCCAGAAAGTTTTGCGGTTTATGGATATCAAAAATTTTTTACAGACGCAGACAAGGGAGCTGTTCTTATGCTTTCTGGTAATGGTATTAATGAAATATCAAGTTTTGGTATGTATGACTTTTTTAGAGACGAATTTTCAGCTCTTGGTGGAGGTAGCGTTATAGGAGGTTGGGACATACACAACAAATGTTATACATTAAGTATAAAAGCTGGAGAATCTTTTGATACGTTAAGCTATGATCCTTCTACAAATGGTTGGACTAGTAGATATACTTACTCTCCTAATAACATGTTTAGTATAAAAAATAATTTTTATACTGCAAACAGTGGTAAAATATATCAACATTATTCTACGCAAGTTAATAGAGGTAATTTTTATGGTGTTCAATATAACTCTACTGTAACGAGTATATTTAACACTAACCCGTCACTTTCTAAAAGTTTTAAAACTATAAACTTTGAAGGTAATTCAAACTGGGCTATGTCTTTTTTTACAACAAGTCAAGATACAGCTAACGCAATTAGTAAGTTTGTTATGCCAACAACGTTAACGCAAATGGAGAATCAATTTTTTCAAAATATATTTAAACAAAAAGAAGATAAATATTTTGCAAACTTAATAAACACTAGCGAGTTTTCTCAAGGTGAAGTTATATTTGGAAATTCTATATCTGGTATTAAAGGATTTACAGCCACAGCTGTATTAACAACAGATAATTCTGGCGGTTATTCAAATAATAGCGAGTTATTTGCAGTTTCAACAAATTATAATGAATCTTCTTATTAATAATAAAAATAATAAATTATGCCTTTAGGAGCAATAATAGGTGGAGTAGCTAGTATTGCTGGTGGTTTGTTTGGTTCTAGTTCAGCTAAGAAAGCTGCTAGAGCTGCCGCTAGAGAAAAAGCTAGATTATCAGCTAAGCTACAAAAACTTGAAAATAACAGACAACCAATAGTCAATCCATACGAAGACGTGAAAAGTCTTGCCAGTATGGCTAAAGACTTATCTTCAGAAATAAGTAACCCATTTGCTAATTTAGGCGTTGCTACTCAAGCCGCTGAAATACAAATGGAACAAAGTGATATAGCACTAGCCAACACATTAGACACGCTTAGAGCTACTGGCGCAAGCGCTGGTGGCGCAACTGCTTTAGCTCAAGCCGCTTTAAAAAGTAAAAGAAATGTTTCTGCTAATATAGAACAACAAGAAGCTCAGAACCAAAAACTTAGAGCTCAAGGAGAGCAACAAATGGAACAAGCTAGAGTAGCTGAACAAAGAAGATTACAAGGAATAGGTATAAGTGAAGGCGCTAGAGAACAATCCGCGCAAGCT